TTTGGAGCGAATTTTTAAACAGAAATTAGGTCTCCTTAAAAAAATATCTTATATTTGACTCCTGTAACGGGCTAGTTACAGGAGTTTTTGCGTCAAATGATAATAAATCCAAAGATTTTTCAAAAAGATGTTATATGACATGTTTTATAATTTGGATAGTATCGGTAAAAGCCCCTATATTTGCACCGTTATCCTGAAAACAATCTTTTTACCTTAAAAAAAAACTAATACCTATTGAAAACTGAAGAATGGAGCTTTGTGAAAAGCCCCATTTTTTATATCTTTACATTTGGGCTGTTTTAAAATGCTGATTATCAGGGTTGTATAAAATTTTGGTTTTGAAAAAGGTACACATAAAAAAGAATTTGAGTACCGAATTTGAGTACCAAATTTGAGTACCATTTGAGTTGTAAAAATGTAAGTAGTTGATAATCAGTAGGGATAAAAAAGATGGAAAAGCAGCTTTTTGTAAAATTAAGTCTGAACTTCAATTTAAGAAGTACGAAAGATAAATCTTCAATGGCAATAATTTATGCTGTGGTTAACTTCAACAAAATCCGATTTAAGGTGAATACAAATATGAAAGTCTATAAACTTAATTGGGATTACAGGAATCAGAAGGCTAAAGTAGAGTCTTATTTGACTAAACAAGAAAATTTGAATAATAGTATCGCCAACAAAAAAATCATTGAAATTAGGGAGAAATTTGAGGAATTGAAGTTATCTTTGTCTAATAAGTCAATTGACAACATTACACTAGAGTATATAAAACAAAGTTTATTCAAAAAAGCAAAATATACTATGAACAATGAGATTGAAGAAGCTGTGACTGTCCAAAAGGAAAAAACGATAAAGAGAAAACCTTCAACTAAAGAGGTAGATGGCAATACTCCAGCCAGTTTAATTTTCACCAAAGTTATTGTCGAGCATTATAAGGCTAGTCAAGGTACGACTCAAAAGGCTAGTACTATTAAAGAGTTCTGTGAATTTTTGAAAAAAAATGGTGGTGATAGGTTATCTAGCGTTAGCAAGGTCAATCTCTCAAAATATGAAATGACACTAAAAGATAAAAAATGGAAAACTATAAAAACGAAGATTGGGCACGTTATGTCTGTTATTAGAAAGGCACGTGAATTTGACTTATTTCCAAAACATATAAATGAAGGGGTTGAGGATTATAAGCTAAGAACGAAGAAAATTCTCGATGATGATGCAACATCACGTTTTGCGCTAACTGATAGTGAACTACAATTATTAATGAAGTGTGACGATAAATTGAACGAAAGAGAAATAGAAATAAGAGATTTGTTCATTCTTCAAGCAGAAATGGGACAGCGAGTTTCCAAATTAATAGATATTGTTCGAAATCAAAATTATACGATTGAAGATGATTTTATTAATTGTGCGAAAACCGAAAAAGGTAGCAAGGCAGTTAGCATACATTTAAACGAGAGGATAAAAAAATTAATAGATAAATATAAAGACACAGAGTTTACTTTATTTAAAAATAAACAGAAACATTCAAAGAAAGAAGAAGTACAAGATATTACAATTGAAAATTATATAACAAGAGAAATTAAAACAATTGCAGAAAAAGCGGGATTGACGAGAACACATAATTATCAAGTTCAGACAGGCGATACGTTAGAGGAACGTAGTGATAGGATATGTGACATTATAGTCAGCCATACTGCACGTCATACTTTTATCACTAATAGACTTGAAGAAGGATGGAAAGTGGAAATGATACAACTTGTCACAGGACAATCAAAAGAAATTATAGAAAAAATTTATAACCATATTAGAAAGGGAGTAGTAAAAGATAAAATTAGAGAGTTTGTGAAAGGCAAAGAGGTAAATGAAACTAAAGAACTAACTATTGAACAATCTATTAGGGAAGCTAAAGCTGTGTTGACGTTTTTCAATGTTCCAGCATATAAATTTGTCGATTGCGATGATATTTCTATGTTATGGCGAATGGTGGGGCAACTGCAAGGACAAATGCTTGCAGCAGGTTATTCATTGAAGGATGTAAAGCGTTTATATAACAGTCCAGAGAAATTAGCAGAAAAAGTTAAAATGCTGCACGATACATTTTTGATGATAACAAATAAAGATTTGAATGAAGTGTTAGATGTGGATACTATATAAGTACTCTTTATTTTCGGGATGCAAAGATAATACAATTTTAGAAATTGTAATTCAATGAGAATCCAACATACATATCAATTCGTTTACCAAACATTCCATAACCTATTCCAACCGAAGGAGAGAAATTCCACTTCTTTGTTTTGTAGGTGATTTTATTTATTGTTTGAATTTGATTTTTATTAAAAATAGAAATGGAATCTAATTGAGTTCTATAACCACTAATAATGGCTCTATAATTACTATCCTGATACACTTTGACTTCGATTGGTAGATTGACAGGAACAGGAATGGAATTGATACTATATAAGGTATCTCTTACTATTCTGTTTACATATCTGATATGGGATTGAGGTTTGATAATGGTGATGGTATCTCGTTTAATGATGGTAATGGTATCTGTTTGGGGTATCTTTTCTTCTTTCCTATTATTAGAATAGCAGCACTTCAAACAGATAAGAACAATGATGAATATGATTAGTAGGTTAATTTTGATTTTCATAATGGTCTTTTTCAAATTATGATTTTATTTTTAATTTTGTCGTGAATCAAAAACATTATTATGAAAACATACCATTTGGAATATTACTACGACTTTAATCCTGAACAAGTTGGAGCTTGTTACTTCACTACTGACCGTATAATTAAAGATGGAGTTATTAAATCGGAAGAAATACATTCAATACGTATTACGTGGCAATCCGAACTTGGATATATAATAACTAATAATTCAACAGAACTGTATTTAAGACATCGTGATGGCAATCCATATCAAATACATTATAAGATATTGAAACAGGATGATGTTGAGTTTGATAACAACAAGTATCTATCAGAAGATTTAATAGCTTATTTGAGTCTTATAGAAATAGGTATTGTATTGATAGAACGTAATTACACCACTAAAGAGATACAAGAATATAAGGCTCTGATAAATAGCTGTGATATAAATTTAATATGTGATTATTTTGTCTCAAGAATTAAACTTGATTTCTATCAACATATTTTAATTAAAGAGCCACTCGAATACCTATATAATATAGTAGATAATATTTCTAAGACATTGACCTATGAGAACATAAAGAGATTCGATAAATTGGATTTTGATTTAGATTATTATTCGGGGAAAGACGACAATAAAATAGAGGTCTATGAATTAATCATTAAGTCCATCAAAAGGTTAAGTCAAGTAATATCCGAAGTCACTACCATATTCAGGTTTCATTATGACTACTCTCCTTATGTCAGTCTCAACTATTATTTGAAACGGGTACAGGAACTTCTATATACAGAAATAGGGTTATTACCAGTAGATGTACAGAAGAAGATAGAACTGGATAATGAATTAGTGAGACAACGTAATATATTAGCAGAGTTGGCAGACTATAATAACATAGACAGATTATCCAATATATTATATAATGTAGATGTATTGTATAATTTCAAAGAATTGAAGAAGTTGGATAGATGTTGTATTGCCCTGTTACTTATTGAGCATTGCCCGTTATTCAAGAACAATGTCACCAAACCATTTAATAAATTCCGAAAACTGATATGTGAGTATTATGGTGTTTCTGATGTGAGCTTTAAAGAGAACGATTGTAAGGACAGAATAGAAGAAGTTTATAACTTGCAAAAAGGGTTTTGGCGGTATGACACAAAGAAAAATCCCCGAAAACAGCATTATTTGAAACGATAATTCTCCCAAAAATCCCCTGAAAAATCCCCTTCGTGCTTGCAACTATCTATAATATAGGTAGTTGCATTTTTTTTGAATTTCTGCTAATTCGCTCGCTAGGCGAAATAGGTATCTTTGCAATATAAAATTTAAACAACCCGATTATTAATCACTAAAATAAAAATATTATTATGAAGTTCTTAAACGAAAAATTGAACAATCCAAAGTATGAAGCAATCCAAAGTGCAAAAACAACTTTAAAGTATTTAAAAGAAGTTCGTAATGCTAAACTTATTCAAGCGATAAAGCAAGGTAAGTCTAATGAGCAGCTAAAGCAGATAGCCATTAATGCAGTCGTGGATGAGATAAAGCTAGCTATCTTAATGAAGGGATATTCAGGAAAAATCGAAAATTTCGATGTTGACCTATTTATTTTTAAGAATTTCAAGAGGTCTTTATTCTCTGTAACTTCTACTGATTTAAAAGTAATACGTGCTGCCGTGAAAGGATTTAATAATGTACAACGAATAAGACTTGATGAATTTAATTTCATTAGTGTTGAGTATGTTCAGGTGCAAGAAGTCGTAGAACCACTAACAAAAGAGGTAGCAGAACCAGTGACGGAAAAACAGAAAGAAGAAGCCATTCCTAGTGCTATTAAAGCTCTGCCTGTACCCATTTCAAATAGAGTAATAAATGATGATATAGAAGAAGTAGAATTTGAAGAAGTTCCGAATACAGAACGTAAACCTTCTGATTATATCAGGCAGCAATCAATATTAATTCCTAACTTCAATTGGGGTAGACTTTTTTAGGGGGGACTATTTTTTCAGGGGGTATCTTTTTTAATAGGGGGGTATTGTTTTTTGAGGTGATAAATAATTTGATATGTAGTTTTTAAATTTGATTCTTATATGAGTACTCATATTTACTACTAGTAGTCTGATGAAGATAACTGGTACGCTTTAATCCCCTTCCAATACATAGTTACCACCATTACATCAATACAGATTGATAAGGAATAAACCTCAATAACACGATGATTGAATACCTCAATAGTACCATTAAATAGCAACTGCACAACACAGAATACCATAATCCAACCACAATCATAATAAAATTGAAGCAGAATAGATATTCAATTAATTCCCTAATGAGAAGGGTATGTGTTTGTATATTCTGTTTTGGGAACGACTATATCTATATTGATATATCCATATCATAAGTAAAGATGAAGCCTGAATGCTAATAACCTGATATTCTAAGTACCATTGATTGAATTACTATAACCTGATATTCATAGCCATCATTATATCAATTACTATTCATTATATCATATCCACCCGACATTCAAATTAGCTTGATAAACTACTATGTACCATATTGATAGATAGTGTATCTCTATATCTACATAACCAAATCCCCAATCACCAATCAACCACAATCTAAACCCAATTTAAATCGAATAAAGATGAATTGAAAACCAATAAAATTTGAAAAAAAAGAAAAACGAGAAACAAAATAAAAATAAAATCAAGAAAAATTCAAAATAAAAATTGAAATCAAAATTCCAAGTTAAGAGAAAAATTAAATTTCAAAAATTTTGAAATCAATTAATTTTACCGTTTAATTTGAGTTAAAAACAGTTAATGATAAAATTTCGATGAAAAGGGGTATTTTGGTAAGTAGTAAAAATAAATTCAATGAAAAATATATTGATGTATTAAAATTGAAAAGAGAAATTAATAGAAAATCGAATTAACACGTTTAACATCTAACTTTGTCAGCGACAACAGGCAAAAAGGCACTGTTTATTTGATGTAAATAATTTTTCAAATTTAATTTTATAAGCCTATGGACAAAGATTTTTTAGTTTTACAAGTTGACGAGCGTATAAGGCTGACAAAGGAACTTATACGGGATTTACAAAAAGCTATCGAAGTGGTAAATAGCTTTAATAATAAGGTATATAACAAAAGGTTGGTATCTGCTATTCAGGCAGTTATTAAAAATGATATATATCAAGATTCCTATTATAAAAATCGATTGGTATTAAGTCAAAAGAAGGGGAACGAACTAACATACAAAGAACGTTCCTATTTCTTAAAAAGACGTGATGTATATCTTTTTATTGATTTGTTGGATAATAGGATTAATTCAGAAAAAACAACTACCAATATTCAGGACTCAATTAATAAGGAATTAAAAAATATTGAGGAACTGAAAGAAAGTATCTTGTTATTTGACAAAGAGAAACAAGAACGGGAACACATTAAACAGTTAGCAGAAGCCTATGAAAAGAAGTACCCTAAATATATCAAAGGCAAGTTTGATTTTACAGTATATAAATATGAAATATAAATTAATTAAATTTTACAGATATGAAAACCATTCATTTCACTTTTACACCTACGTTTAAAATAAACGACTTCTTTTATTATTGTTATTATTTTAATGTTGCTTTCTCGTTCAATGGCTACGAAACACTAACAGTAACAGTTAACGAAGAATACGAGAAAGAAATATTAGAACGTATTAGAACTAACAATTTTGAATTTTAAATTATTAATCAATTAAATTTTACAGATATGAAAACTTTAGATTTATTTGCAAGCAATGAGTTACAAGTAGTTGAGAATAACGAAATTACAGTTGAAAACATTCTTTTGAGCGAAGCCGACGAAAACCAACTATTAAATCCAATATCAGATAATAATGTTGATTTTCAGGCGTTTACAGAAACAGAGAAAACAAAGGGTGTCACATTAGCACAATTAAAAGAAAGTGCTGACATAGTAGACATCAAAGGAACGTTATCCAATGAGATAAACGCCTACCAACTAATCAATGAAGTGACAAAAATTTGTAATGAATATAATTTGCAGTACGAAATAAAAGACCTATTTGTAGCTGATAACAAAAACAAGGCGTTGGGCAATGGCATAAGCATAAATAAGCAACTTTGCGAAGCCTATCAACTTGAAAATCAAACTACTAATATACCTTTTAAGGCAGTAACTTTCAATCGTGTATTTGCTAATATAAACTTAACCGATTTAAGTAATAGTACACACGTTGCTAATATCGTAGTGGCAAGTAATCAGAAAGGTTTACAGGTGGCTGTCGGTGCACACTGCTACGCTTGCCGTAACCAAACAATTTTAGGTGCACGCAATATCGCAAGTACCTATGGAACAAACGACAAAATAAAGAATATAAACGACTTTATAGAACGAGTTCGCCAAATGATTAGAGAATATAGTTTTGATAGAGACGTAAATATATTAAACAAAATGAAGCAAATAAGAATCGATTCAAATACTATTTACCAAATGATAGGCGAACTAACAGCAATACGGTGCGCTTTTGATTCCAAGATAAAGAGTATTAAATCCTTGATTAATAGTGATGTGTACCCGTTAAATCAAAGCCAAATTTGCAAATTTACTGAATCGCTTTTGCTGACATTCAAAACAAAAGGTACACTATCCTTGTTTGATGTTTACCAGTCCGCAACGGCTTTATATAAAGTTGCAAGTATGGACTTGCCAAACGTCTTACCACAAAACAATGCTTTTGCGTCTTATCTGAATAATAGATATGATTTAGGAATGTAACCAGTATTATTTAATCCTACCTGTTTGGGCTAGCTATTAATTTAGCTAGCCTTTTTTTGTATCTATATATCTAATAACAAAATACTTACCGTTTATCTTTTCATCACCTACCATCAATATTTAACGACCTATTTTAAAGCCATATAAGCCACTCTAATACATTATTGATATATCCCTATGTCATTAGCTTGATAATCCAATACAGAGCAAATAACCAACTAATAACAACCAATAAAATAATAATATAACATATTGATAATCAGTAAAATATAAACGATTGGTTAAATTTTTTAAATGTTAATTGATAGGCGGGGTAATGTTTTTTAACAAGTGCCACCCCCTGCCAAACCCACCCTTACACCCTCCGAACGAGAAAGCCATTTTTTGAGCATTTTGTCTCGTGCGGGGGTACGAGATATAAAAAGGAACGTGCGTACACACGTGTACATATATCAATTTAATGATTAATGACATAATTACAAAAAGATAATAATGAAGACGATACATAAGAATAACGACCTAGTTTTCAACCTTGAACTCTATGATTCTGATAATCAATTAATTAACATTGATGATTTGAAAAGCGTTGATATTGAGCTGTTTACGTTAACCACAAAGGAAGATAACTATATCAAACTAGATAAACAAGACATAACAGATAACAAGATAATGGTAGATAACTCCAAGCTTCAAAAATTGGAAGAAGGAATCTTGTACATAGTTGTGCATCTCACTTTTTATGATAGCAGCTTTCCCGATGGCTCTTATGACTACACACAGAAATTAGAAACTAATTACTATATTCAATGAAAATAAAACTAAATGATAAAAACATTAAAATAAAAATTCGGTTATCCAATGTAAGTGTAAATAGTGAATTTGATGTGTTAGGATATAGCGGAACAGAAGAACCTATCAATTCTTACTTGAATTATTCAAAGGATATATTCAAGAACTGGGATTCAGAGCAAGTATTGATGAACCGATTCAGAAACGATAAGAACCTAGTATTTTGTCCATTGGTTGATACCAGTAAAGCTAATAATATGACTGCTATGTTCAGTAGTTGTGTTAATCTGATTCAAGTTCCCCTGTTAGACACTGGTAACGTTGTACATTTCGATGAAATGTTCTATAACTGTTCATCTCTGACTATTGTTCCTCAATTTGACACCACTAACTTATATAGTGCTCAATTGATGTTTGGTGGTTGTTCCAAATTAGTATCATTGCCACTGTTCGACTTTACAAAAGCAGAACAATTACGATATATGCTATCAGCTTGCTCTGAATTAACTGATTTAAAAGGATTTACTAATTTGTCAGTCAACTTGGACTTATCCTCTTCAAGAAAGCTAACGGCAGACAGCATAATGAACGTGATAAATGAAGCTAAGGACTTATCAGGAACAGGGGGGACTGCCACCCTTACATTAGGCTCAACCAACATATCGAAGCTGACAGAAGACCAAATAGCCATCGCTACATCGAAGGGATGGACTATCGCCTAAATAACGAATAAAAATAAATACCAATGAAAGAATTAATATTAAATGAAAATAACGGCAAATTTGAATCCATCATTAATTTAAAATCGGAGAAGATAATGATTCAAGTGGAAGGAGCTACTACTATCAATCTCTACGTAAGCGTTGATAGTGAAACTTGGATTGAACACACAAGTGGAATCACCATTACTGATACTGACATCATTAATATTGTAAACGCTAAATTTATGATGTATCTTAAAATCGAATCTACCAATAATGTACCTGTAAAAATATTAGACTAATGATTTACATAGATTTCAAAAATATAGATATAATGGGAGTTGCTGATGGTGGTAGTGGTGGCGGAACTGATTTATCCAATTACTACACTAAGTCAGAAGTCGATTCTAAACTAGTCACTAAAGCTGATAAAACAGAAATAACCAACCTTGATAAAAAAATAGGTGACATCAATACAGTGTTGGATTCTATTAATGGAGAAATAATCTAATGAACACAACAACAGATAAATTAAATAAGCTATTAGAAACAAAAGAAGCCATCAAGACAGCGATTAAAGCGAAGAATGTTCCTGTTGCTGATAGTGACCCTTTTTCTTCATATCCTTCAAAGATTATTGAGATTTCAACTGGTGGTTTGGATTGGAGTGAAATAGGTTATTCAGAGCAACCCCAATCTTTGACTGATGGTTTCAATTACGCCAAGCAGATTTATAATAACTGGAATATGAGCGATACTATCAATCACTTTAGTGATGGAAACTTGATATATTTCCCTATGGTAGATACAGTTTTTGTTACTAACCTTGATAACTCATTTGCTTATTGTTCTGCTTTACAAGAATTGCCACTGATTAATACGTCAAATGTAAATTCAATGACTGGCGCATTTATGAATTGCTCGTCTTTAAAGAGTATTCCTTTGCTTGATACAAGTAATGTAACTAATTTCAATCAGGCATTCGCCTATTGCAAAATTTTGCAGGAGATTCCTGAATTGAATACCAGTAATGCGACACAAACTTATGCAATGTTTAGTGATTGTACGTCTTTAGCAAGAATACCATTACTCGATACATCAAAGGTTGAGAATATGAGTTCAATGTTTGCTAACTGTTATGTCCTAGAAACAATTCCTGAATTGAATACTTCAAATGCAGTTTCTGTGGAATCGATGTTTAGTATGTGTTATAAGTTGAATAATCTTCCGCTTTTAGATTTTACAAATGTGGGAAATGCGTCTAGCTTTTTGAGCTATAACTGGGACACAAATATGGCAATAACGACTCTAGCAGGATTTCATAATTTGAGAATTAATTTCGATGTATCGAATTGTATAAATCTGACAGCAGAAAGTTTGATGAACATAATTAATGAAGCACTTGATTTAACAGTAGGTGGTCTGATGTGTACATTGACTTTAGGAACTACCAACGTTGAAAAATTAACCGAAGAACAGATAGCCATCGCCACATCGAAGGGATGGACTATCGCCTAATAATAAATACATTAAAATAAAGAATAGATGAAACAATCAACATATACAGTACAGGTTATTCAACCAACTAGCGGTCACATATTAACTCAATCAAGTGACATCGATTTAAAAGACAGAATATTTTCAGAAAAAATATTTCTAGGTATCAATGATTCCATTGATAATTGGAAAGAAATAACAATTAAAGAAGCTGATAATTTAAAACAGAAACAAAGAGATTTAATAGAAAAAGAATTGAAGAAGTAAATTTAATTTTATGTAAAAAAAGAAGGGGTTGAAATTGATTTTTCAATCCCTTTTTTATTGGTTTTTCCTCACTTTTTGAATTTAATTGATATTTATATAAAAAAGAGATAACTATGTGTAACACAAACAATATTTTATTTCGAGTTGATGATAATTTATATGCTCAGATGAGTAAAATAAAGACTAATTACAAGTTCAGGTCTAATGCAGAACTAGCTAAAACCATTGTCAATGTCTTTTGCAATATTTATAGTCAAAAAAAGAGAAAAGAAGAAACCATAGAGGACATCTTTAAAGAGCTTGAAGATGGTGAAATGATGTTCCAGTTTGAAAAGCCCAAAAGGAGCCAGGCAAAACGTACCCAAATCACTCTAAATGAGTTTAATAATGACTTAATACTACTTGATAATGCTACTAAATAATAAGTTCGTCAATGAGAACTACATCTATCCTGAACAATACGTGCCTTTTTCTGCTAACTTAAAAAACAAAAAATATATTGATAACTGGTTAGCTAGGAACTATCAATCTTTATTTGTCAAGTTCTCTAGGAATGATGATAAAATAACGAAAAAAGGGTACTCCAAGAGAGACGTTTTACACGAAACCATCATTAGAATTTATATTTCAAAGACTAAATACAAGAATCAGGAAGACTGTGATTCTCAACTAAATAACTTCTTTCACATCAAAACAAAATGAGTAGAAACAAAGACTATATCAGATTAATCAATTGCCATAAATGGCGGAAGTTGAGGAATGAGCAGTTGAAGAGGAATCCATTGTGTCAAATATGTAGTGACATTGCCACCGAAGTTCATCATATAAAACCTGTTGAATCAGAAAAGGAATATGATAGAATGGAAACTTTAGCGTATGACCCAAGCAACCTTCAATCGCTCTGCCATAAGTGTCATTCCGATATACATATAGCAATAAAAAGAAACAAAAAACAAACCAATAATGAATTGAATAAAAAGAAATTGAATGATTTCTTTAATAAATATTTCAATTAAAAACATAAACTAAAAAGAAATAAAAATGAATTTACTAAACATATTAAAAATCGATAAGAATATTCGTAAGTTGATTACGTATTTAACTGAATTACTTACAGAAAAAGGATTATATGATTCTTCCCTTGATATACAGATATTCAACGTGGCTTGCTTATTATTTCAATACAATAAATTAGTTAATACTTTCGTGAATACTGAAACAATTGTTGCTAATGCTGTAAGAGGACAGCAAGAACGTTCATATAAGAAGAATCCAATTTTGAATGAGCTAGTGAACTGTTCCGAATCATTACGTAAAAATCTTAAAGAACTAGGACTATCCTTAGATGCGAAAGTTACTGCAATGCAGGATAACGACCCTTTATCAAATTTGATAAATGATATGAATAACATTGATAACGAATAACCTTAAATGACTAAAGATGAAGTAATTAAAAAAATAAAAGATTATGAGATACCAACCGAGCAGCTAATTAAAATTGATAGTAGGTTACATATCTATGTAGATGAGGTTCTGAACAATCCAACACACCACAACAAATACGAAATACTAGCAGTATTCAGATTTCTTGATTTCCTAAAAAGAGATGATTTAATCTTCAATATCAAAGAAATAAAGAAATTTATTGTGTTTTATGAGCACTTAAAATTTCCATCAAATAAGGGGATGCAGTCTTTTGAACTGACACCAGTCCAGATATTTCAATTCAGTTGTATATTAGGATTTTATAAAAAAGAATCAGGATATAGATTAACTAGGGAAGCATTGCTTTTCGTGCCTAGAAAATTCAGTAAAACAACCAGTGTTGCCAGTCTTGCTATTTATGATACACTATTTGGGGATTCTGATGCACAGGCTTATGTTGCTTCCAATTCATTTGCCCAATCCAAGATTTGTTTTGACATCATTAGAAATTCACTAAAAGCATTAGACCCCAAGTTGTCACATTTCCGATTGAATCGTGAGATTATCTATAATTTAATGCCGAATAGGACATCATTCGTTAGGTGTTTGTCTACGAGCGCTGATAGGTTAGATGGTCTGAACGCCAGTATGGTAATTTTGGATGAATACGCTCAAAGTGATACTGCTGATTTGAGAAACGTTCTTACTAGTAGTATGGGCGTGAGAAAAAATCCGTTAACAGTTACCATAACAACAGCTTCAAGCAAACTTGAAACTCCATTCACCACAATGCTTGATAATTATAAAAAGGTACTAGAAAATGAAATAACGAATGATTCAATTTTCGCTTCCATATTCCAACCTGATGAAGAAGATGATTTATCCAGTGTTGATACTTGGTATAAGGTACAACCACACCTCAACATCACTGTTAATGAAGAGTTCTACCGAACAGAATATCAAAAAGCTCTTATGTCGGCTGACGATATGATGGAGTTCAAAACAAAACTACTTAATGTCTTCACCAAAAATGCCACCGAAATTTGGATTGACAAAAATATTATTGAGAGAAATACAGAACACTTCGATTTCAGTATGCTGAAGGCTCGTCCGCAAGCAATGGTATCGGTTGACTTATCAGTTAAAGACGACTTTTCGTGTGTCTGCTATGCCTTGTACGACAGTATTAACAAGAGATTTGTATTCAAAAATCAATATTATATACCAAAATTGACAGCAGAAAATCATCCTAATAGGGCAATGTACAAGGAACTGATAGACAAGGGGTATTTGATAGTATGTGGTGAAGAAGTGATTGATTACAAGCAGATTGCAAGCGATATTATTGAAAATAGTAAATATCTGAATATTCTTCAAATTGGATATGACGCCTACAAATCAAAAGAATTTATCAATATAATCAAGGCAGCAGGAATCAGGTGTGCAACGCCATACAGTCAAACCTATTCCAATTTCACCAGTCCAGTCGAATCGTTTGAACTAGCAGTTTACGAAGGTCGGCTGAAATTTGATGATAATCCCCTGAATGCTTATTGCATTAGTAACGTGATGATTGATGAAGATAAAATGCAGAACAAAAAGCCTATTAAGAAAAGCAGAAACGATAAAATTGATGGTATAATTTGTATTTTGATGTGCTTGGGAATGTTCCAAAATTATAAGCGTTAAGCATTTTAATCAATAAAAACATAACTATTAAAAATAGAAATGGATTTAAAATTAAAAAGAATATTTCGTGGTGACACTTATACAATAGGACACTTATATATTAATGGTAATTACTACTGCGATGTACTCGAAGATGTTGATAGAGGATTATCTTCTGATATGTCAGAAGAAGAAATCAAAAAGATTAAGGTGTACGGCAAAACTGCTATCCCAACTGGTCGATATAAAATTGAAGTAACTTATTCACCAAAATTCAAACGCTATCTACCTATTTTGTTGAATGTTAAGGGATTCAGTGGGATAAGGGTCCACAGTGGTAACACAGCGGAAGATACTTTAGGTTGTCTTTTAGTAGGCTTCAATAAAGAAAAAGGAAAGGTTTTGAATAGCCGTGTCACTTCTGACAAACTAACAGCCTTGCTACGTAATTGTGAAGAAGAAATTCATATCACAATCGAATAAAAATAAAAACACAAACAAAATAAAATGAAATTCAATATAAGAAATTTATTTCAAAAAAATAAAGAAATAAAAAGGAGTAATGATGTCAATGTCAGATACGTGGGAGCTAAACAGAACAAGTACACGGCTGTTTATGACGAGGAAAAGGCTCTTACCAATAGCGTTATATATCGAGGTGTTAGTATCTTAACGGATTCAGTGGCTTCCATTCCTCTTTCAATTTATAGAAAGGATAAGAAGGGCTTTTGGAAGGCTGACGAGAAGAATACATTATATAATGTACTTACTAGAACTCCGAACAATCGTCAAACCATTTATGAGTTGTTGGAAGGTCTTGTTTTTCAGCTAATTATGTTCGGAAATTCCTACATATTGATAAAGAGAAATGCAAGTTCTGATGTAAAAGAATTGGTATTGTTATATCCTCATTCGGTTTACCACGATGTTATTGCTAATACGTACACCATCACAGATACATATAATGGTGTTTCAGGCTTATTTAATAGTAACCAAATTATCCACCTACGACATAAATCTTTAGAAAATATTGTTGGAAAAAGCGTTGTGGATTATTGTGGTAAAACTCTAGGTTTAGCGAGTGCCTGTGATTCAGAATCATTGTCTACGCTATCTAATGGTAATAAAATGAAGGGTATTATCAGTTCTGAATCAAGTGTGATAGGATTTGGCGATGCGCAAGATAGCCAATTGGTTGATATTCAAACAAATATTCAGAACGAAATTGATTCAGGAAAAGACATAATGACGCTTCCAAGTGGTGTTAAATTTCAAAGTATGTCATTAAGCGCAAAGGATTCATTACTACTTGATAACAAACAATATAGCTTGTCTGATTTGGCTAGATTTATGGGTGTCTCATTATCAAAATTAGGTATTTCGCTTGGTAGCAATTATCAGGCTGCCCAGCAAGACCAATTGAATTTTTATATCGATACCCTGAATCCGATTCTGAAGAAAATAGAAGCAGCTTTCAATTCAAAATTAATTCCTGATTCTGTTGCCAGTCGTTACAAAATAGAGTTCGATAGAACGTCATTAGCTTACTTCAACGACATTATGAAAAACTACAAAACTCAAATTGAAATGGGTATTCTTTCTGTTAATGATGTTCGTAAAATCTTCAATCAAGCAGAGGTTGATGGTGGTGATGAAATTCTCGTTTCAACCAATCTTCAATCTATTCAGAATTATAAGGTAACGGTCGATAGTATTGATGATAAACCAATAGAAAATGAATCGATTGAAAATCAGGATATTACATCTTGATTGGTATCAAAAATAACAAAACAAACATAGAAGTAAACGATTTAAACTTATGGAAATCAGAAGCATAGAATCTAGTTTTCAGGAAAATGACAATATAATTGAAGGTTATGCTATTCGTTTTAACTGTACTTCCAACGTCTTATACGACAAAGAAAAGAGAAGATTCTTTAGAGAAATAATTGATAGAGAAGCCATAACACAGGAATTAATTGATAATAGTGATATTAAGTTCTTATTCAATCACAACAAAGAACAATTATTAGCTAGGCGAAACAGGGGAGCAGGTTCTCTGAATGTTGAGGTGAGAGATGAAGGCGTTTATTTTTCATTTGAAATCCCAAGCACTAGTATTGGTAACGACTTGAAAGAAATGATAAGACGAGGTGAAGTGACTACTTGTTCTTTTGCATTCGTAGATGGCGATAATATTGAGTGGGACTTCTCAAACAGAGAGATACCAACACGAACTGTAAAATCAATTAGAGGATTGTTCGATTTAAGTGCCGTATTTGATGCAGCATATTCTCAAACAGAAATCTCTTGTCGCTCACTGGACGAGATGATGGAAGCACAAACAAAACAAGACGAACTAGATGAATCTTGGAAACAAGAGCTAAATAATTATAGAAAAAGACTTGACATAAATGAATCAAGAGTTGATTGATAAAATAGCGTTGCTCAAAGAGGAATTAAGAGAATTGATAGACAACGCAGAAGTAGAAAAAAGAAGTCTGAATGATGATGAAAAATCCTTGTTTGAAACAAAGGAACAACAAATCAAAGACTTACAAACACAAATTGAAGACACCAATAAAAGAGGTATCGAAATAATTGAAACACAAAATAAAACAGACAAAAAAAATATGAAAAGAAATTTCAAAGAAAATATCGCAGTGGCAATGCAAGCCATTGCAAATAACAGAAGCGTTGAAAATTTAGAAAATGTTGCAGGTAACGTTATTTCATTGAGAGCCATAACTAGTGGTGAAACATTAACTGGTGAAGTTGATGCAATTCGTTCTGAATACGCAACCGAACTTTTGGAGCCACTCCAAGATGCATTAATCGTAGATAAATTGGGAATCAAAGTTATCACAACTTCAAAAGCAGTCGTAATGCCTTCTGTAAGTTCAGTTGAAGCAAGTATCGAGGGTGAGACTACCGAACTAGTAGGTCAGAAACTCGAATTTGCAAAATCAAAGGTTGTTCCTTTCCGTGTTGGTTTGTCATTGCCATTTAGCAATACGGCTATCAAAGAAGCAGACATCAATTTAGTGAATTATGCTATCAACTTAGCAGGAAAAAGCGAAGCCCAATTAATCAACAAAGTGATGTTCGCTAAAGAAGCTGTTAACTCACAAAAGGGTTGTTTTGTTGATGCTTATGCAGCAGAAACAGGTACAACTGCAATCTCTTACAAAAACATTGTAAAATTAGCAGCAAAAGTAAAGAAAGCTAACGTAATCTTCGATAATACAGCAGCTTACGTAATCAGCCCTGACGTTGAAGCAGAACTTAAAACAACTCCAATTGACGCAGGTTCAGGTCGTATGGTATTAGAAAATGGAACGATGAATGGTTATCCTGTATTGGTTTCAAATGCGGTATCGGGCTATATCGGATTTGGTGTATTCTCTAACTTCTTAATTCAAAAAGTTGGAAATCCTGACTTAGTGGTAGATAACTTATCACGTTCAAAAGAAAATATCACTGAAATCAACTTCAATGACAATGTTGCTTTACAAGTGATTAGAAAAGAAGCATTTGCTGTTATGAAAATTGCATAACTATATATAATTAATGATTGAGACATTGATTAATTTGATGTCTCTTTCATTTATCAATCAATTTTCAATTTTAAATAAAAATAAAAAATAGCGATATGAGATACGTTACAGTAGAAGAAATAAAAAGACATTTATATGTTGATTTTGAAGCGGATGACATCATACTCGCTGATTATATTGATGCTTCACAGGAAATAATAGAAAAGTATTTGAATGTGAAATTGGATGATTTAGTGGTTGATGAACAATTACCGTACCCGATATTACAAGCTATCAAGATAATGTGTGGTAACTTGTATAATAATCGTGAAGGGGTATCTTTCAATGCCGTTCCCTATAAAGTTCCTTTTAGTTTTGAATACTTGCTTCAACCTTATAAGAACTATAAACGAGGAGAAAGCGAGGTAGCCCAATGAAAGCAGGATTACTAAGAGAGTTCATTACCATATATCGATTTGAGAATGTTCAGTCTCCAACTGGTGAAATCACAAAACAAAAAAAAGAAATAGCTTTATTGAGAGCATACCGATTAAAATCGACAGGAACTAATAAAGAAGTAGCCAAAGAATTGTTTGATACTCAATCGATTACTTTTCAAATTCGTTATTTTCCTGATATTCAAGATTCCGATATTATTTCTTATAGAGATATAGAGTACAAGATTACCAACATTGATGAGAATATTTGGGACAGAACCCTCAAAATAACAGTTCAAAAAATCAATAAGTGATGGCTACCAATAAGGATTTAGATATTGAAATAGAATTACTTAATTTAGAGACTGTTAAGGATGCGATTCAGGAATTGGGCGATTCAGTTACTCAACATAAGGTAGTGGACGCAGCTTTAAAAAAGGGTGCTCAATACTTAATGGCTAAAGGACGCTTGAAGTTACGTCAACGAATGAAAAGCAGAAAAGGTGTTAGTGGTAATCTGTTGAGGTCATTTAGTTATCGTATCAAGAAACGAAAATTCGGTGCGTTAATCGGTTTTAAAGAAAAAGGACGGCACGCATATCTTGTCAGTCAAGGAACACGAAAAAGATACACCCGTAAAGGTCAATATCGGGGATTCGTAGTTGGTAACAGATTTTGGGAAGATACTCGTTCCAAAGATACTCCACGTGCTATGGTACTAATTCTCAATCAGATAAAGGCTTCAATAAACAATATAAAAAACAGACGAAATGGATAACATTAGTTTTTATCCTTCAAAACTTCAAACTAAATTTAGTGTGTGTACATTAATTCGTGAGAAACTGCTAGAAGACGAAAAGATAAAAGAACTGGTTGATAGTAGGGTATATCCTGTTATAGCTCCTGAAGGAACCGAAGGCTCTTATATAGTTTATGTTCGTGACGAATATAGTATCGATAGGACAAAAACAGGGATAGCTTTCCACAATTGTATTGTCTTTATTTCTTGTGTTTCTTCAAGTTATGATGAATCACAAAAAATTGCTGATGCAGTCTTTCAAGCCTTAGATGGCAAGTACAAAATAAACACTAAAGCACAAAATATAAATTCAATCGAGTTAATCGATTCAACAGAAGATTACGATGGAGATTGTTTTATACAAACTCTCTCATTTTCAATAAAATAAAAAACAAACAAAATAAAAATATGGCAAATACATATACATCTGATAATTTAATCTTGGGGGATGAGTTATTCCTTTACGTAAAAAGTGGTAGTGGTGATACTTATAACCCAATTGCTTACTCAACATCTTGCTCTTTGAACTTGTCTCAGGACGCAATCGATACTTCAAATAAAATGGCGGGAGTATGGGCTTCTGCATTACCTGGCAAGTTACAATGGACTGTTTCGACTGAATCGCTAATGTCTTATGATGAGACGGGCTATGCGTTTTTCGTTGATATGATGGTTTCAAGAAAACCATTCCTAATAAAATTTGGACAAACAACTGATATATCAGCAGGTGATTTCACTATGGATGAAACGAAAACTTATTACACAGGTCAGGCTTACTGTACATCTTGTAATTTGAGTGCAGACAATGGTTCAGTTTGTACGATGTCAATCGAGTTGACAGGTGACGGTGCTCTGACAAAAACAGATGGTACAAAGGGATAAAAATTAAAAACAATCAATATTGAAGGTGGGTAATTCATTTTACTCACCTTTTTTTTTATATATATAATAATGTACGTGCGCACGTGCGTACCTTATGTATATAGATGTATAATTGTGCGAACAGTGCGAACTTTCTTTTAAGGTACGCATAGTTCGCACTTTTTTGTTATTCATTTTAATCATTAAAAACATATCTATTAAAAATGGATATGAGGAAATTAAATTTCAATTTAAAATTAAATATCAAATCAATCATAAATTATGAGAGACTAACAAGAAAGCCGTTTTCAGAGTTCAATGGTAGCGAAGAAGATGTCATTCCCTTGTTGTATTGTATGTTGGTGTCGAATAATGACTTCAAGCGCACATACCAAGAGACAGTAGAATTTCTATTTACTGACGAAAAATTTGTAGAGGAAATAAATCAGAGACTTCAGCAGATTTTCCTGTTTGAAAGCCAATTCTTCAATAAAGAAGAGGTAGATGAAAAATCACTTTCTCAAAATAATACCCAAAATAAAGAAGAACCCAATAAAGTCTACATCTACCAACTTGTTCCGATACTTGTGATGGACTGCAATCTCAATATTGATTATGTATTGAACGAGATGCATTACAGTGAGATTGATTCTTATATCAAATACAGAGATGATAAAAACAAAAACAGATTAGAGGAAAAGAGGTTGTTTACGTATCTCACCATAATGCCGCATATCAACGCTAAGAAACTATCTGTAAATGAATTACTACCATTCTCTTGGGAGAAAGAAGAAAAAGAGAAAGAAGGTCTGAAAGTAATTGATACACACAAAGATAAACTGAAAGACTTTATGAATAGCGGTTCAATCGAATGGACGCAACCTGAATAAGAAAAGAAAAACACAAACAAAAATAATGAGCAAAAAACTAGATTTCTCTATTGCTGTCAAGTTAGCGGCAGAGAATTTTAATAAAGGTGTAAAAAATATACAATCACAACTTGGCAAATTTAAAAAGCTAGCTATCAATGCTTTTGCTGGCTTTTCTGCCTTATCTTTTGGTCGTGATATGATTCAAGCAGGTGCACAGTTCCAAGATGCAATGGCACGTGTTCAGGCTATTAGTAAGGCTTCAACTGGTGATTTAAAAGCACTACGAGAAGAAGCAATGAGACTTGGTAGGGACACCAAATACACGGCTACCGAAGCTGCTACTGCATTGGAACAGTTGATTCGTAATGGTCTAAAACCAATGGCGGCTAGGGAAGCTCTTGGTGGCGTGCTTCAATTGGCACAAAGTCAGGCTATTAGCCTTGCGGAAGCAGCCGACATTGCTACCACATCAATGAACGCTTTTGGTCTAAGTACTAAGGACTTAACACGAATTAATGATGTACTAGCAGCAACAGCTTCGAATACTGCTACCAATGTACTTGAATTGTTTGAAGCGTTCAAAATAGCTGCCCCAATAGCGAAAAGTGCTGGTATCTCATTAGAAGAAACATCTACCGTATTGGGAGCTTTGGCGAACAATGGTTTCAGGGGTTCAGAAGCAGGAACGGGCTTAAAACAGGTGATTCTTGCTATTGCGGACAAAACGCCCGATGCGATAGCCGTTGCAGAAAAATACGGAATCCAATTGGATGAAGTATCATTAAGAAGTGAAGGACTTATCAAGACCCTAGAACGTATGAAAAAAGCTGCGATGGGATTCTCAATTCAAGACCTCTCTCAATTCGCCAATAAGTTGGGGGCCCCGAAAATGGCAGCCGTTCTAAATACCGATATGTCAGAGCTTTACCAAGCCGTAGCCAACAGTCAAGGTGAGGCTGCAAGGATGTTTGATGAAGGTTTGGGCGAGTTTGAAAAAGCTCAAAAGACGTTGGTTTCCGTCTATGAAAATACTCAAATTAAGATATTCGATTCATTTAAGAACTTATTTACAGAACCATTAAATATATTGGCTGAATTTATCAGACGAATCCAAGATATTCCTACCATTATGGTCGGTGCAGTCGGTCTTGCATTAAGTAAAATTGGTAGTATCTTCCAAAAGACACAGGTTAAATTGAAGTCCTTTGCCGAGCAGGAATATACCAAAGAATTAAACAAAAGAAGTGACGCTTACCAAAATGCAGCCATAGCTCAAAGTATCACCAATATCAATCAGGGTGTCGATAAAAATACGGCAAATTATTATAAGTCATTACATCAAGAACTGGGACAAGTAGCAAGTCAATTCGATTTATCCACTAAAAACGGAAAAGTCTATCAGAAGTTGATGAATGACCTATCTTACATTACTAATGCTAGTACCACCAACACTCAAAAATACAAAAGAGCCATCGCCAATGTAGCTGATACCTTATCTACTTTTAATCGCCAAAGTCAGAATGTAAATGTCAATTTATTACGTACCGCATACACGGACTTCGAGAGAGATAAAAGCAAAATAGTTGCTAGTGCTAGTAACTTTCAAAGCACAATGACAACTGTATTTTCCAAAATTGGGAATGCAGCAAAAACAGTCGGACGTTCGATTTATTCCTTCTTTGGTGGATGGATTGGATTGGCTCTTACCCTTGTTTCCATCATTGGAACTTCTTTAGTGTCTGCTTGGCGAAAATCTACGGAAGCTGTCAGAACAGCTAACAAGTTGATGGACGAAAGCAAACAAAAAAATGTTCAACTTGAAACAACATTCCTTCAATTGATTAACGTGTTAAGGACACACGAAAGAACCACATACGAGTGGCAAGCAGCTATGACGAAATTGAAGCGTGAGTACCCTGAACTATTAGAAAAACTACATCTTGAACAAGTGAGCGTTAACCAATCAGCAGAAGAATATAACAAGTTAGCAGGTCGAATTAAAGATGTTATCAAATGGCAGAAACAATATAATACATTCACCGCTAAACAGAATGCTATCGAAGAGCTTACAAAGAATTTCTTTCAAAAAAATTCAGACTACCAAAATTGGATGAAGAATTTGAAAAAGCAATTTCAGGCTCAATTTAATGATGTGTCAGAAGTCGCTGAAATTAAGAAAACAGGAATGGACGTTGCTGCTCAAAATATTTTAATGTCTGATTTATCTGATTCAATAAAAAAAGAAGAATTGGTAAAATTATATACTGAAACATTCAAAGACGCAAAATATAAGGCTTCATTGAGAAGTAATGCTGAATATTTTGGCAATGGTATTTTGGGCATCTTCAATAAAAATGCAGGTAAAACAATACAAGAACTGAATAAGAACTTCAACGTAGCTGAACCTGTTAAGGATAAATTGACATCTGATATTGATAAGTACCTAAGCGATAAGGAAGGTGAGTTGAATTTAGCCATTGCTGCTGTTCGTAAAGAAGGCACTGCTAAAGGATGGGATGACGAACAAATCAAACAGAAAATCAACACTTTAGCAAAAGATTTGATTAATGAGATTTATAAGGAATTGGATGGTCAAAGCTATATTGATAAGAAGGGAGACAAGAGAAATTCACTTGAATATGCTCAAACTACTAGTCCATATCAATTTATTAAAAATCAATCGATTGCCAATATTGCCAAACCTGATAAGAAAGCCGAACAACGTGAAAACAGTATTGCTGACGCAGAAAAGAGATATGCTATCAATTTGGACTATTATTCGAGGGAGTTAGAGCTTAATTTAATTGATGAAAAAAAATTCCACGAGAAGAAATTATCTGCTCTTCAATCACTTATTTCTAGTTATGAGTTCAATGGAGACGCTTCAAAATTGGAGACTCAAAAATATAAAGATTTGATTAAAACGAGAGAAGAATTAATCAAGACTTTAAAAGAAGAGAACGATAATGAAGAACGTAATAAAGAACTGAATCGTTATAATAGAGAAGCCAGTTCTCGTGCTGCTTACCTAAAGAAGAATTACAATAATGTAATGTCGGGTGCTGGTCGTGAAAAAATCAACAAATGGGATTTCCTTTCATTCGATAAAAAAGAAGATAGAAGTAATGAGATTCTTACTAGTTATTTAAAATCCCAATTAGATAAACTCAAACAACTACGCTCCAACATTAGTGCGGAAGATATTGCTAAAGCAAAAGAACTTCAAACAGAGGGTTCTGATGAGCTATTAAAACAAGTAGAGCAATTGGATTTAGCCATAGAAAGATTGGGTTCTCACGTCACTAACTTGGAAGATAAGTTTCAATTAAAACAAGCTCAACAACGCATTAAAGATTTACGTAAAGAGATGGATAGAGGAATTTACGAGGGATTGAAAGTGACACTTGCCGAAACTCCAAAAACGATAAAATCATTAATTGACAGTTTTGATGATTGGGATAATATGACAACTTTTGAGAGATTCCAAACCTTCGTGGATAGCTTGTTTGGTGGCATCGATGCAATCCTAGAGATGTATAGTGCTTGGAAGCAATTAACCGACATTATTAATAACTATAAGACTGCTACACAGACACTTGCTGCCATCGAGAATGGTACAACAGCTCAAAGAATCGCCAACACACAGGCAGAAGCAAATGCAGTTGTTATGGCAGAAACTACAAAAACAACTGCTAAAGCTCAAAGTACGTCACAAAGTATTGCTCTTGATACTGCGGCTGCTACCACTAATAAGGCAACAGCCACAACGAATATTGCTGCCAATACATCAGAAGCCGCTAGTTCGGCTGCTAAAGGTGCAGCGAAGTTGCCATTCCCGATGAACTTGATAGCGATAGCAGGTGCTATAACTGGTGTATTAGCCTTGTTCTCGATGATTCCGAAATTCGCCAATGGTGGTGTGATTGGTGGCTCCAAATTTAGTGGTGATGGCAACCTAGCTAGGGTAAACAGTGGTGAAGCCATCTTGAACGGTTCACAACAGGCACGCTTGTTTAAAGTATTGAATAGCAATTCACCTGTAAACTCATTAAACGGTCAAGTTGAGTTTAAAATCTCTGACAAGGCTTTAGTAGGAATCCTAAAACAACATAATAATAGAATTAATCGATTAATTTAATGTACAAATTATTATATACTTCGATGTTTAAAGACATTGATGAAAATACCATTGAAATAGAAATATACAAGAATTTTGAGGATGCGGCAACAACAGTCGCACCCTCTGAATTACAATGTAGTGCTGATGCAGTTTTCATCAATTATGAATCTGACGATGATATATTCAAACCAATCAAATGCTCTGATTGTCAAATTAATATAGTGACAAATAAAATATTGACTGATTTATATACAGCATTGAAAAATGAAATCTATTGCTTGATTAAAAAGAATGGCAAGACAATATGGTGTGGTTTCTCTGTTCCGTGTCTTTATCAAAGTGACTATGATAATGAGTATAATCAGTTGTCATTACAGTTTAACGACATTTTATCAAGCCTAGAGAACTACAAATATACTTATGTAAATGATAGTCAATCAATAGCAAGTTTCTATTCAATTTTAAAACACATAATTAATAAAATTGATTCTCAAAATCTGATTAAAAATATTTATGTTCATAATTCAAAAAGAATTAATGGAACAACAGAGCTACTGAATAACCTGTTTATTTTGGATAGAAATTTCTTTGATGAAAGCGAAGAAGCCGAAAACTGTAAGGATATTATAGAGTATATTTCACGGTTCTTGGGAACAACCTGTTATTACTTTGAGGATTCAATTTATTTCACTGATTTTAATTCGATTAAATCGATTAAAGAATACACAAAATACAATCTATCTGATGATACCAATGAAGTAGTAACCATCAATGGTGGATTAATTGATGTAAATAGTAATGTCTATTATGCTAACGCTACCATATCAATTAATGAGCAATATAATAAGGTAGTAGTAATAGCTAATACAAATTCAAATAATACCATTATTCCCGATTGGGATGATGCAGATGATTTAATTAATCAAAATGCTGACCCCAATAAATTTTACGAGACACATAGAACTATCGATAATAAAGATTATACGATGCTTAATGCGTTTTTCAAAAGCAAATCCAATTGGAATTGGCAGCAACCTAATATAATGGGCGTTACATTAGAAGAAATTACAGTTCAAAATGCAGATTCAAATGGTAGCTATTGGCAAAAAGCGGCTTCGTATGAGACTGAAAATGAACCATCTAGTCTTAATTGGAAGACTTATTTTACGATGGCTGATTATGGTTTGATGGGATTGAAAACGACCGATGGGATTCAGCTTTCGCTAAAGAATAAACCACCATTAGCGGTAAAAGGCGGAACATTCATTATTGATATAAAATATCGATTATCAGGCGACTGGAACGCTGCTGATTGCGTGAAAACTAGTGATGAACAATATTATGATGGAAAGTACTCAACAGGTTTCGTTGACACGATGTTTAAGTGCAGGCTGGCAGTTGGTGATAAGATGTACTATGATGGTGACGGTTGGGTTAATTATCAGGAATACATTGATAAGACGAATAGAGGTTACTATCAAGTGTGTTCAGGGCCCAACACGTGGCAAGGGGCACAGTGGTACAAGTTTCTCGATGAATACGGCTACTGGCGGTTCTGCAATGAAACCGAATATAATGCGTCTACACGGGAGAAGTACACAGGCGGCTATGATGATGTAAATGCAGTCTATATGTTTATGAGGAATGGTGAGAGGATTTTTGTTGAGAAGTGGTACTTTGATGAATGTAAGTTACAGGACTGCTTTTATTTAGTACATAAAAATAAAACTGGCGACAAGGTATTTGACACAGAATATTCATTAACCAATACTGTATCTTGGAGGATGAACCTTGCTGACAGCGAAGATGGTGTGGCAATTCATTTGCCTGAAAATCAAATTACTTTAGGTGAGTTAATCTTTGAATTATATCCTGCAAATCAACTTGGAACAACCCCAATGAGACGTACCGACCAAGAAGCTATCAGATGTAACGCTTTCCATCTATCCGATATTAAATTGAAGTACACTACATCTTCTTATGTTAAAGGTATTTTTGATGATGAAGTATATGACGACGACATAAAATTTGAGAACGTAATTAACGAGGAAATAGTCAAAGAACTTGATGATATTGAATTTCGTGTGAACACTTTTAATGAACACAGTGGCTCTTATTCCTATGTATTATTCAAGCAAGGAGACAGCTATAAATTCGTAGAAAATATATTTGATATATCAAGCAAAGAAACCAAAAAATCAGAGGAGCATTGCATTGAGAAATACACGAATTATTATTCAAAACCACGATTTATCTATTCAAATTCAATAAAGGATAAAAATGTGAATCTCAATTCAATTCTTAATGAAAAAACTACCAAAAAAGATTACATAATAAATTCAATAACATACGATTTAATTAATAATAAGGTTGACGTAGAACTAAATGAAATTAATTAGAAAATGGAATTAAAAATAAATTATATACCTCACAATTTCAGAAATAAGTATCTGAAGAATACAGGTGGTTATGCTTCGTCTTCTTCGTCTAATGTAAGTACTGGGAATGGTCTGCCTTATGTTTTGGATGAGAATGGAAATTATGTCGTTGAGAAACAGGTACTTTTCAAGAAGTCGATAATTTCAAAAGAAGAGGTGGTGGCGTATGGAGAGAATGATATTGATTATGTGGGTACTTATGCACCATTAAATCACTCGCATACGGTTGATGATGTAACAGGATTAAAAGAAATCCTAGATAATATTGATACAGGTGGTGGTAGTGGTGGAACAGGTAGCGTTGAAGTGGTAGATAATTTGGAATCTGTTTCTTCAACTGCTGCATTATCAGCGAATCAGGGTAGAGTTCTCAATGAATTAATTGCTACGAAATCTAGTGTTTCGTCTTGGGCTGATATTACTGATAAGCCTTCAACGTTTACACCTTCAGCGCATAACCATACAATAACAGAAATAACGGGTTTACAAGGTCAATTGGATGGGAAAGCTAGTTCTGCTCATTCACATTCTATATCGGGTATCACTAACTTACAAAACCAATTAGATAGTAAAGCTAGCAGTAGCCATACTCATACAATAGCGAATGTAACCAATTTACAGGCTGAATTGAACAAGAAATCCAACACGGGTCACACTCACGATGATAGATATTATACAGAAACAGAGGTTAATAACTTGCTTGCTGCTAAGGCTAGCAGTAGCCATACTCATACAATAGCGAATATCACGGGATTGCAGGGTCAATTGGATGGTAAGGCAAATAGTTCTCATTCACACGCAATATCAGCTATTACAGGCTTGCAGACACAACTGGATTCAAAAGTAAATTCTTCTGATATTTCTACCTTGAATGTAAAAAACAGCGATACGGTTGATAATTTACACGCTAGTTCATTTATGAGGTCTGATACAGATACAGAGTGTTCAGGTAACGTGTCAATTGGTGGTGATTTAGTTGTAACGGGTGAGGTGACAGCTTATTCGGATAAACGATTAAAAACTGATATTAAGTCATTGGATAATAGGGGATTACTTAATCCTGTTACTTATATTAAAGATGATAAAAGACAAATCGGATTCATAGCCCAAGACGTGCAAGAAGTTTATCCTGAACTAGTGAATGAAGATACTAATGGTTATTTGAGCTTGAACTACCAACAACTAACAGCCGTATTATCAACCCAAATAAATAATTTATATTCATTAATTGATGAATTAAAATTAGAAATAAGTAGATTAAAAAATAAATAAAAATGAGTTTACCATATAAGAATTTGACGTTTGAGATGGTGGCAAAAGAACTTGGTGAAAAATCATTGAAACTAAGTGATTTATGTACTAGTAAAAACATAAATCTGTTTGCGTGGCGTAAACCTTTCGCTTATGCCGCAAATAAGGTCGAACTTGATGATTATCAAGCGTGGAGAGGACGAGCGTATGGCTTCCAAATGGTTCCTCAAATCGAACGACCAGTTTCAGGTCAAGAACTAGCAGAAATGTACTATGTTCCGCCTAGTGGTGGCACTGAACAACCTTTCAGATTAGGCGATTTTCGTGGCTACGACCACCACGCTAAAAGCCCAATAACATTATCTATATCAACAGAATATGATGATATAAGCCCAACAGTTTGTAAATTGAAATTCAGTCAATTATACGGACAATTGACATTATCAGAAATCTTTAATACACAGGGTCTTTACCTTACCTTTATTTATGTAAATGCAAACAGAATAAGGGTAGTATCAGCAAGTAAGGCAATTAAAGATTTAGATAGAGCAGAACAGACCCTAGAAATTCCATCTTCTTCGGGTGACACAGGTGTACAAACTGACCTATATGTTTGTATGACATTAAAACAATTTGTTGATTATCAAGATTTAAATGAGTGGTCTAGTTTGGGCGGTTGTTTCCCTTTGAATTTCCCTAACTATCATAATTATCATTCGTCATTCGTTGTGCAAGCTCCTCAATTTGAAGCTATTAAGTTTACAAGTGCGACAATGAGATACGTATTTCATAATCAAGGTAGTGCGACTTGGATAAACAATCCAGTTGTGACATACGCTAAAGAAAATATTAATCAGGCTTCTGTAACGTTTAATGCTGATGAATATTACTTGGAATATGAGTTACCAGGACACAGGTTCATAGCATTTGATAATACAAGTGATAATCAATTGATAGTTAATGACCTAGAAGGTTCGTACACGACAAAAAGCTATGAAGAAACAATCGAATTTGATAAGAAAATATACATCAAATTTGACGAGTATGCGTATGATAAAAACACAAATCTTTTAAAAGATAAGGTGAGATGTCGAATATATAGGAAAAAGGATTATAAGCTGATGGCGTATCACGAAATAGATTTTAATAACCTTGAAAAATCACGATTATCATAAATGAAACTAACGATAAAAGAAATTGTAACATTATCAACTGCTGTATTTGCCATTATAGCGGGATTTGGATTGACTGTGGCAGGCTTCATAGTTCCACCACTTGGAATTATATCTGATTCTGTTCTATGGGTTCTTGGTCAGAGCTTGGTGTATGCTGGTAGCATATTCGGAATCTCAACACATTATAGTAGTGAAGTAAAGAAGTTCAAAGATGAAATAAAAAGAGAAATAAATAACAAATAAATTGGAAAGAGCGTGCTATTTTTATAGTGCGCTCTTTTGTTTATTAGAATAATTTTAATTAGATTTGTAATTGTAATTGAATTAATAAACCAAACAATAAATAATTATGGCAACAGCAGGAAGAAAATCAATGTCCGAGCAGGATAAATTGAACGAGATAGATAAATACGAAGAACAATATTTAGCTTCAATCAGCGATACTAAGAAGAACAATTGGTCTACTTTGACAGTTGAAACTAAGTACAAAAGAATCGTATTTTATAAGCGAAAATTGAAGCAAGAACGTGCCTTAACTCCCGTATTTGAGGATATTAGGGTAGCTTTAAAGAATTATGTCGAAACCCTAACTCTTAATTCATATAAGGATGAATTACTTGATATTATCAGCATAATCGATAAGAAGATTGAAAGTAATGGAGAGATTGATGAAAAACTAGCAGAAATTGAAAAAAAGAAAAAAGAACTAGAAGAAGAGGAGAAAGCAATCAAATCAAGACAGAAATAAAGTAATTCAGGGATTCATTGTTTGAATCCCTTTTTTATTAATTATCCAACTCAATTTACCCCTTGCATACTTATTTATGCGATTTACCTATTTCAATTACAAAGAGTGTTATATTGTAACAAAATTAATTGATTGCTGATTCACCACAAACTCGTATAATAATTTTTAGGCGATTTTTTTGGTTTTTAAATAAAAAAAATATACGTTTGGTCACACTTCTTAGAAGTTGGTGATATTTATCATTAGAAAGACAGATTGCAAGCTGGTGCAGATAGCTAACTTCTCAATTCATTACTATCTGCTTCGCTTTCTTTTAAAAAGAGAATTGAGATTAAAATAACTAGATTTAATGAATTGAAATTTATGGAAAAAAACGAAAAGCAAATTGAATATCAATTTATTGCTGCACCCCTAACTTTATTTTATATATGTGATGTCTACACATATAGTCTACTCTTAGCATTAATTCAAAAAGAAACTTATTGGAAATCAAAAGGTAAATTATCTGATGATGGTTATTTCTTTATGTCAATCGAAGAAATAGGAGATGTTATATATTTGGATAACAGAAATGATATTCGGTGTACAATTGAGCCATTATATATTAATGGTATTATTGATGTAAGATGTACTGGTGTTGGACGAGGTGCAAAGAATAGAGTAGCTAACGAATTTAAAATCAATTATGGTAAAATTAAAGAATATGATGAAATGTCAGTCTTTGACATCAAAGAATTTAATATTAGAATTGAAAAACTGAAAAGAGGTACTAAAGTAAGCTATGATAAACAAGAGTTGGAAGAAGCAAGTAAAAAAGTGAATACTGAATCAACGCAAGATTCAATACAACATTCAGTACAAGATTCAATACAACATTCAGTACAAGATTCAATACAAATTGTATCGAAAGTTGTACCCACCACTATATATAATATAGATAATTTAAATAAAAAAGAAAAAATAGATAATATAGATAAAATAGAAAATAAAAATAATTTAAATAATATAGAAGATAATATTTATAATAATAGAAATAAAAAAGACGAAGTGAAAGAAATTGCTAACGCTGATACTTCAATCGGACTGGCTGACGCTAATTCTTTTTTCAATAATTCTAATAAGGTTGAAACAGAAGATAAGATTAAAATGAATAGTCTTATTGATGAATTATTTCCTGAAATACCAACAGAAGAAGATAATTCAAATGAGATGGCTGACGCTAATAGTTTTTTCAATTTTAATTTAAATGATTCTTTGAAAGAAAATAATACTTCAAATAAGGCTTTTATTTCAATTAAAAATAAAAAAGAATGTAATCCTTCAACTTTTGATAAATCTTTCAATACAGAGCAAATAAACAACACTGACGTTGATAATAATAATCCAAATGAAGCAGCTAACGCTGAAAATAAAAACAATTTGAAAATGAAACAACAAGCGAAAGAATATTTTAAAGTAATTACCAATGAGGTAAACAGACTTAACAGAGAAAATTCCAATGATGTCAGTAAATTAAAAATTTATTATGATGTAATAAGAACACTTTCAATTGATGATACTGACAAACAAGAAATGTTGGATAAGTGTAATGAATATATTAAAGAAGTTTCTTCCAAGAAAACTGTAAATAAAGCTGATAGTTCAATTTTAAATGAGAAAACAACAGATTGTTCAACAGTTGAAAAATCTTCCAATACAGAGCCTAAAAACAGTACTGGTACTGATGTAAATAAAGAAAAATCATCCAAGTTGCAACAGGCTTCAAGGAGTATGGAATACAATAGATACTTCAATAACATTCAATTTGCTTTAAGCAAGCGTTGTATGGGTACTCTTCTTCAATACGAAAAAGACTTTCAGAAAAAAGTGGAATACTTATCCAATGATGAACTGATTGATTTAAGAAATATGATAGCTGACGCTAAACAGAGAGTTCAACTTGCGATGAGTGCTTGATGTAGCTTCAATCGGACTGACTAACGTTATGTTTGCCAGCCGTTTTGAGCTTTAAATAAGGGCTGACGCTACTTGGCTCAGCTCATTTTAAGAATATAACCAATGTTAGACAAAACCAAACTAGAGCAGATAACTGAACCGAATGAACAATGGAAAGAGCTGATAGATGAATCCAAGAACACTAATAAATCATTCCTAGTATCAACTTATGGAAGAATATACTCAACCATCAATAATCGATTAGTGAAACTGTACCTGAACAAACAGACACATTACTATTATTTTTATTTGAACAAGAGCAGAACAGGCTTCAATATAATGAATGTACACAGGGCAGTAGCATTGACGTTCCTAGAGCCACCATCCGATTTAGAAGACGATTTTTGGGTAGTAGACCATAAAAATGAAGCGAAGGGAGATAACCGATTATGTAATCTTCAATATTTGAAAAACTCCGAAAATGTGGTGCGGGCAACAGCTCTTGAAAGAAGAGTAATGAATTACAAAAGGACTATCGAATTAAGACACAAGGAAGCTGAAATAGAAAAACTTAAAGAAGAGGTTAAGATACTGAAAAAGAGATTATCCAAGTACGAAGATAAAGCCGAGACAGCATTAGCGTTGAACAAAGAAAGTAAAACCAAAAAGAAACTAGATTATAAACAATTTATTCGATGAGAAAAAATAAGACTAATACAAAAGTATATGGTAGCTTTAGTGATAGCTTCTATTATGGAATAGTTGAAGGAACTTATGCCATCAATAAAAAGAATGAAGAGAGAGTATATAAGTATAGAGCGAAGCTGAAAAAAAAGAGAAAAGCTAAAAGAAAGAAACAGGCTTCCAATAATCTTTAATTTAATGATGAATATGAAAGAAAATGATTTTGAAAACTATGTGATGATGAATCCATACCTATTTAGTTTATTAAAAGCTAATGAATTTGTGGTGTTTGCCGAAATAATACGATTATGCAACATCAATAGAAATTTTGCATCATTGGGACATTTTAAAGAACAGTTGAATATGTCAATTGGTACAATTAGAAAATCAATTGATAAGCTAATCAAATTGAATTTGATTTCAAGATGTTATGATTATAATATTGGTTGCCATCGTTACAGCTTGAATTTAGATGTGATTGCAGACGTTTACAATAAACTCAATTCACTTGACATTGAAGAAAGACTGTCATATTGTCAAAAGTATATTGATGAATGTATTTAAATGATGATAATTTCTCAATTACCACAATTCTTACAATAAACACGTGCTGTTACCAAATTATGAGAAACGTGTTATATATGCATTAACAACGTAGCAAAGATAAATTAAGGATGAAAATAGCTTTTAAGTATTTGAAATCTATTTTGAAGGGTGCATCAATTTGTACCCTTTTTTATTTGACATATAAATCGTAATTTAGAAAAAGAAAAAAGACAGCAAATGAATTTTCAAATGCTGCCTTCTTAATAAAGAAACTAAACTTTCTGATAAAGATATTTATATTATTCTCTTCCCCATTCTGGAACTGATTTAAAACCACCATTATAAGAGATAGACATTTCTTTATCTTGCGCACTATCGTCACCAATGTACACCTTCTCAATATTTATTTTGTAACCTCCATTTTCCTTAGTTATTACAAGGGCGGTATTAGAAGAGTTCTTGTTTTCATTCTGTTCATATTGATGTTCCATATCACCAAGAACTGTATACACGTGGTATTTATTAGCAGGGAAAGTTCCTGTTGGAATTTCATTAACAGAACCTTCTGCATTGAAATCTATAAGAATTATAGAAAAGTTAGAAGGCATTTGTGATTCGTTTTTGATGCCGTACATATCAAAAGTCATAAGCTCTAAACTGTACTTGTTTTCGCTATTTCCAGGGGTACAGTACCAATAAGCGTGATTCAGAGTTGTTTTATTTCCATCAATTGTTAATGTTGCATTTCCAGTAGTAGGTTCGTCATCATCATCGCCACAAGCAGCAAAATTAACACTCATTACTATCGCTACGATAGCCAATCCAATTAATCTTAATGTTTTCATTTTGATAAAAAATAAATGTGTAAAAACTTAATTTATATGTATTTTGTTGCAAAATTACTTAATAAATCAGATTGCAAAAAAGTGAAATTATGCATTTTGTGACTAAATAGACCAAATGCGTGTTTATCAATGTGAAAAATGTGTTTAAGTTGGAGAAAAATATTATTGGATATTTGTCTCAAAATAAACAGTTAATTGTTTGTGTATTATTATGAAAATGTGTTATTTTTGTAATCTATTAAAAAATAGATAAAGAAAATAGAAGCGTTGTGCTGCCTTGTTGTAAAATGTGGGAAATTATTCAAAAGGGCAAAGATAGCATTACAGTTTCACGCTTCGATATATAGTATTGATGTTCTTGTAGAAACTGGAGAACGGAAAATTTTGATAATATGAAAAAACTACTATCAATCACAATGTTGCTCATATCTTCAATATTTGTTTATGCGCAACAAGACGTTACTAAATTTTTAGGTATTCCAGTTGACGGAAGTAAATCTGAAATGATTCAGAAATTAAAAGCTAAAGGTTATACAAGCAGTCAACACAATAAGGACATTCTAGTTGGTGAGTTCAATGGTACAGATGTCGATATACACATTGCTACAAATAATAATAAGGTTTGTAGAATAATGGTTTGTGATGTTAATTCTATGGATGAAGGGGGGATTAAAATAAGATTTAATAAGCTCTGTCAGCAGTTTAAAAACAACTCTAAATACCTTTCATTACAAGACTACACGATTCCTGACGATGAAGATATATCCTATGAAATATCTGTGCATTCAAAAAAGTATGACGCTCTTTTTTATCAAGCTCCTCTTGTCGTTGATTCTGTTGAGACTGCAAATAAATTGAGAGCAGCTCTTTTAGTCAAATATACAGAAGAACAATTGGCTAATCCGACAGAAGAAATAAAAAAAGATATTTATGAAACATCTACTTCTTTTGTATTGGATATGATGCTCAAAAAGCCTGTTTGGTTTAGGATTGAAGAATTTGCTGGGAAATATTACATTGCAATGTATTATGATAATGAATACAACAGGGCAAATGGTGAAGATTTGTAGACATACTTAATAAATAAGCATAATAAAGAGAGTATATGAGGGGCACATTAATTTGTGCCCTTTTTTATATATATAAGGTACGTGTACCTATTATTTAAGTTTTCTACATAAAAATATTATCCATATATCAATAATATATTAACATCTATTAATATAAGAAATTTGTATTATCCTTAAATAATCTGTATCTTTGCAGAGTAATTAAGAAATACACTACTTATCAAGAATCAAAATTAAAAACTAACAATTAAAATTCACGAAAAGTATATGGCTTCAATTGGTTGAAGTCACTGTTTTGTGTTGTTGTTTTTGATATTTGATTCTTTTTTTGTGCCATTTTGTAAGTAGATTAACTTAATTTATGTAATTCTGTATTTGTGATAGCTCTAGCTTATACAGGATATTAATAACGAGCTAAAATGAAATAAAATGAATAAGTTAAAAGATGAACTAGATTACTTAAAAGGTTTGTTTAAGTACTTAACAATTACTTATGATGGTGGACGTGAAGTGAAAATCGATGCACGACCACGTGTTAATTTTAGGCGTACAAACGGTTGCGCAACCAACAAACAATTGGATTACATTATGAGTTTGGCTACAACAAATTTATATAAAAGTAATCTGCAAAAGTATTACAGCAAACAATGTATTTCGCACTTAATTGATTTGTGTAGAAATTTTGATATTGATTTGATTTTAGAATAAAAAATATTCCTCAAAATAATAACTTTTTAATTCTAATAGATATTTATAATAAAAAGAAAAAATAATTTTATTCAAAAAGTTGGGTTTTAAAAATAAAATCTATACATTTGAGTTGTAAAAAAATATAGATATGAAAAAAACTAAAGAAGACTTAAGAAATTTGCTAGAGCGAATCTATTGGATTGCTACTAATCAAAAAATTGGATTGCTTGCTAATATTAATGATAATGTACTTACATTGTGTCTCTTCCCTAGTATGTGCGCAAGACATTCAAGATATATGTTGAGAAAGTGTCTTGATGAGTATAAGAGTAGAGAAATAGAATTAGATAGTGATATTAATCATCTGTTAGATGATGGCGGCGACATTAAAGAGGTTTATAAAGACATAATAATAGATGATGACTATGAGTATTTGACAGATAATTCTACTGTTATTGTTAATGTTAATCTCAATTACTATGAAGATATGACTAAGGCGCACATTAACAGAATGTTGGAATATGTCAATGCTTTGTACAAAAAGGCAAGTTAATTATATGTTATGTACCTCTTTTTAGAGGTAATTATAATAGATAGATGGAACGTTACCTTTATCCTTTTATGTATTAAACACCTTTAAGGTGATTTCAATTCTGTAAATAACAAGATATGTATTATATGCCTTTTAGGTAATTACAATAGACAGATGAACGTTACTTTTATTCGTAACAAACTATGTATTAAATACCTCTTCCGAGAGGTAATTATTGCGAGATGGAGCAGTGGTAGCTCGTGAGGCTCATAACCTCAAGGTCGTGCGTTCGAATCGCACTCTCGCAACAATAAATATCAGTCTTTAGTGGGTATAAGATTGATGTTTTTCTTGTTAAAAATTTGTTCTTATTGTTATTATGGGTGTCGTTGTGATAACGGCACTTTTTTTGATTTTTTTCTTCAATTTTCTATCACTTTTTTAATTCAACAGATATTTATAGATAAAGGAAGAAAAATGAAATATTCTACATTTGTTTTGATTATTATTTGTATTGTGCTATTGATTAAATCATATAAAACAAACAAATTAATTCAAATTATAAATAAAAATAAAATTGAAAATACAATAAGAAAATGACAGACGAACAAAGAATTATAGAACAGGAACTAAAAGACAGACAAGAAGTGATAAAGTTATTTAATGGCTTATTTAAGGACTTAAAATACACACAACTACCAATATCAGCTACCACTGATATAACAGTAACAGCTAGTACCACAAACAAGGTAGGTCTATATAACGTAGAAATAAAAGAAAGGGACATTCCTATTAATAGATTTAATGATTGTTTCTTGGAAGTTATGAAATATGATAGTCTCAAAGATACTTATACAGACCACCGACCATTGTATGTTGCTCTTTATCCTATGAATAGGACAGCTTGTGTATGGTCTATTAATGACTTGGATTTCAACAATATAACCAAGACGAAAAGATGGATGGCAAAGTCCACTTACTGTAACAAAGAGAAGGTTCTGAAAGACGTGTATCTGCTACCATTATCAGCAGCAAAAAAATACAAATACTAAGTAAAGTTTCAGTCATTTCATAATATATTTTTTTATTAATTAAAAATCCCCCTGCTAATCACTAGTAAGGGGATTTTGCTTTTGTGTCTGTTGAATATATGTACTAATTGTATTAAAGGACGTTTTTAACATAGATAAATTTGATACAAATATAAATTAAAAAGGATTTTTATTTATTTAGGATATTGAATTTGTGCAATACAGCTTCCACGCAGCGTTGGTTCAGGGATAATGCAGCCCCAAGAGTAGAATTTAATATCTTCCTTCATTTGATAACGTGAATCAAAGAATACTACATCATCTACAACCTTAATGGTATGCCACTCTTCTTCAAGGAGCGTAATTGAGTTTACATCTCCACTCCAATCGGGATTTATCATACGGTATTTACCTTCAAAATTGCCTACTTCAATTGTTTGACCGTACTTGTCTGCATCATCATCATTTGTTTCATCATCATCTGACGAACAACCAACAAACAAACTGATACTAAACAGCATTGCTAATAATGCCCAGAAATTAATCTTTTTCATCTCATAAAAATTAATGGTTAATAATGATTTTATTTAAAAATAATTTTATTTTGAATCCAATTTGAGATTTATTTAAATCAAAAACAAAATGCTCCTTATTCTTAAAATTAATTGAATGTAATTGCTTGTTTTTTGTAAGTATATACAAGTTCTTTTCGTCTATGGATATACCGTATATGGCAGCTATTTCAAGCAGTTCTACTTCTTCTATGAAGTACACGTAGTCAAAATCAACGTCTATATTTAGTTTTAAACATAAATATTGAAGCTGCTCAAAGTTTTCGATGTAGCTTTGTCTTTGAATCAAATTTGCGATTTTTCTTGCTTCTCTTGTATTCATATAAAAGGTGCAGATTTGCAAAATTTGAATAGTAAGGTACTGGCAATACCCATCAACCAAAATTAAGCAGTCTGCACCAATATTGTATATCAATAGTTTATACAA